TTTATAATCATTTTGAATATCATAAACATTTGATTTAAATTTTTTGTAAATGTATTTACAGTCTTTAGGATAAAACTTATAAAAACAATTATCTATTTTATATTGTTTATTGGTTTCCCACCATTTAGAAGTAGATATAAATTGGCCTTGTTTTATAGGTGTATCAAAAAGTTCTTTATAATTATTTAATAGTAAAATGTCAGGATTGATAACACAAATAGGTTCATCTAAATCTAAATTCATTAGATGTAATTTATTCCATTGATAGTTTATGTTTTTATCGTACGGTTCTCTTATGCAGGTAAAATCATAATCAATTAATTTTTCTTTCAAATATTCTTCATAAAGTTGACCAAATTTGTTACCAATACGAATACAAAATATTTTCATTTTATTATATATTTATGACATAATAATTATAAATACTACTGCCAATTAACCAAGGAGTTACAATGGGCAGAAAAAAAGTAAAAACTCCTGAAGATATAATTGAAGCTATAAAAGAAAAACAATCTGAAATTGACGATTTAATATACGACTTAGAGGACACTATAAGTGTTTCTTCTGATGAGGATGTTTCCGACTTTGATGAGGACGAGGAAATAGACGAAACAGACGAAGAATAATAACAATCTATATTTCAGGTGCCTAGACAACTAGGCACCATTTGAATCAACAAGGATTTAAATGGATAGTAAGTACATAGGATTAATTATATTTGGTTTAATAATTGCATCATTAATATATTTTTATCTTTCTATTTTTTGTCAAACAAAAAAATACATCAAAAAAGTTAAACAGTTAAAAAAACTTAAACTGTTAGTTTTGAAAGGTAGAAGAAAACGTGGCTGGTAGAAAACCAAAATTAAGTACTCTTAAAAGAAAAGCACCAAAGATACCAGATTTTACTTGTCCTGACATAGATCATATTATAAGTTATATTGAGGACAAAGACAAGTTAAATCGCACACAACTGGCCTATTTTAAAAGACGTATGGAAAAATTAAGAGATTCTAATGATAAATTAAGAGATGGTGGCATATATTGGTACGAAGAAATAAAGAAATTATTAAAGACTAAATAGATATATGTACACAGACAGAATTAATGAACCTCAATATAATGCAGGTAATTTTCAGGAATATAATTATGAATGTGAATGGATGGAATGTGCTTGGAATATAGGATACAATTGTATTCATTTAGTAACGGCCTTTACATATCCTTGGATACAATATGAAAATAGTTTTAACAGGCAGTGAAGGTTTTATAGGTAGTCATTTAAAGAAAAAACTACTTAAAAAAGGACATCAATTAATTTGTTATGATTTACTTCTTAACAAAGACATTAAAGATTTTACATTAAACGGTGATGAAGATTTTGTAATACATCTAGCCGCAAAGGCCAACGTAAGAGATAGTGTTAAAAATCCTGCACCATATTTTATAACAAACGTAGATTATAGTAAAAAAATATTTAATCTATGCCACGAAAAAAATATACCTTGTTTATACGCTTCTAGTTCTTCAGTACATAACTGGACAAAATCACCTTATGGTAAAAGTAAGTTAATGATGGAAGAGGCCGCACATCCTGGTCAAGTAGGTTTAAGATTTACAACCACATATGGAGAAAAACCACGTAAAGGTATGTTATTTGATTATATAGTAAATGGTACTGTAAAATATAAAACAAATCATAAAAGAGATTTTATTTACATTGATGATGTGGTAAACGCCATACTATTGTTTGTTAAATTAGGATTAAAAGATAAAAACAAAACGTATGAGGTTTGTTCTGGTCAGTTGTACAATGTAAAAGAAGTTATAGAAGAAGCCGGATTTAAAGTGCCTTTAAAAAAAGGTGACCCTTGCGAAGCTGAAAGTAATGCAAGTGATAATAGCGAATTGATAAAATTAGGTTGGGAACCTACAATGACTGTGTGGGTATTTTTAAGAAATTTAGACTTAAATAAAGTATTAAGATTTGGTAAGTTGTAATTCGTCTACCTCATCACACCAATCCTCAATTTCATCTTCAGCTACAACGTTAGAAAATCCGTTATATCTTACTAAAAACATTTTTTTACCCCACGCATTTAAACCCATATGTTTTAATTCGTGTTTTTCAGCGTTTAATTTCATATACAACCAATTATACAAGTTGCTTCAGCGTACTTTACAATATATTTTGCGCCTACAAGGAACAAAATATATGAACCGGCTACAATAGAACCTGCTAAAAGCAAGGATTTTATATCGTCTTTGTTCATAATTTATGCTCTCTTGTATTCTGAAAAGCTGTTAACTTTTATATCGCCATCAGTTCTACTATCATAAACTTTAACAGTATCTAATTCTACCTCATTAATACCAGTATCCATTTGTTTAGTTCTTTTTTCAAGGTATTTGTCAAGTAGTTTTTCAGAAACCTTTTCAGCTTCATTCTCATCTTTTGCCATAACAACATTATCAATAGTTTTATAGACATTGTCAAAATCAACTTCCCAAGTAACGATATACTTTTTAGTTTCATTTAACATATCTTTGTATTTTTTCATATTTTTTATTATTTTTTTTGTTTATACATATAATATAACACGTAAAAATCAATAAAACAAGCGAAAAACGACAAATTTTTAAAGAAATATGTCAATAAAATCAATAACTTACTCATTATTTTTTATCGGACTATTTTTGTTCTTGTATTTTTTTCAAAAAAATCACTGATTCGCTCAAAAAAATCACACTAAATAGTAAATATGGCAAGAAAAGTTGCAGGAAACACAATTTCTTTAAAAAAATCTAGTAAACCTAAAAGAACAAGCATTGGCCGAGGATTTTTAAGTAAATCTATGATGAATAAACACAAAAAAAGAAGTTTTAAAGCATATAGAGGCCAAGGAAGATAAAATGCCAGCAATTTCCAGAGTTGAATTAGATAAACATATTGGTCACGCTTGTATAATTGCTCCCTATCATCAAACTCCTTATAAAACAGGTTCGGAAAATGTTTTTATAAACGGTGCTGCTGTAGTTAGAATAGGAGATGAATGTGCTTGTTCAGATGTAGCTGTAGAAGGAAGTAGTTCTGTGTTTGTAAACGGTATTGGCGTTCACAGAAAAGAAGATGCAACGAGTGGACACGGATGTTGGGTAGCAAACAAATCAGCCAGTGGTTCTCCTAACGTATTTGCAGGATAATATGGCAGAATTAGATGCTTCAGGTTTAACATTTACTAGTCAACCAACAAAAGCAGAAACCGAACGTTTTGAATACGTAGCTTTTGATTATTTTGATAAAAATCCAGGCATATTAGGTAATTCATTTCAAAGTTACATTGGAATTTATTATAATGATAACGGAGATAATACAGAATGACAATAGTTAAAAGAAGTACAAAAGGTACAGCGTTAACTTATGCTGAAATGGATGAAAATATACGTGATTTGTATGAAGATACAGATATTGACCGTGTATTAGCAAATGGTAATACTACTACAAGAAATATAATAACTACAGGCACTATAACAAGTGCAGGTTTCATATCTGCAGGTAGTCCTGCTACATTATCTGACACTAAAGGTGAAATAAGAAGTGTTCCACAAGAAACAAAAACCACAAGTTACGTTTTACAAAATTCAGATCACGGAAAACACATTTCAACAACAGCTGGCGTTACTTTAAATACAGGAATATTTACAACAGGACAAAACGTTACAATATTTAATAATTCATCATCATCAATTACAATTACACAAGGCGCTGGTGTAACAATTTATCAAGCTGGCACGGCAAATACAGGCAGTAGAACTTTAGCACAAAGAGGTATTGCAACATTATTATGTGTAGGTACAGATACTTACGTTATTAATGGCGGCGGCCTTTCATAAAATAATTTATGACTGTATACCCTTTATTAGTAGGTAGTGGAGGCCAATCCTTTATAGAGGCTACTGGAGGAACAATTTTTCAACAAACAATAGGTTCAATAACATATAACGTACATAGATTTGATCCAGGAACTTCAGGAAATTTTATAATTACTTTTGCTCCAGGAGGAGCAACTGTAGATGTAATTATGTGGGGAGCTGCAGGAGGAAGATCAGGTTCAGGTGCAGGGGCTAACGGAGGCGGAGGCGCTTACGCTCGTACTTCAGCATTATCTGTAACACAAGAAACTTTAAATGTAAGTGTTGGTGGCGGAGGATCAACAGCTACAAGTGGATGTACTGTAGGAAATGGAGCTGCAGGAGGAACTGGCCCACTTTTAGGAAGAGGCGGCAATGGTTCAGGTGCAGGAACAGGAGGTTGTTCTGGAGCCGGAGGCGGAGGTGGAGGAGGAACTTTTTTATTAAGAAGTGGAACAATTTTAGTTGCTGCTGCCGGCGGGGGCGGAGGCGGTGGCGGTGAAGGAGGAGGCCGAGGTTCAGGAGGAGCTGGTGGCGGAGGAGGAAATTCAGGCAATTCAGCAAGTACAGGCGCTGGTGGAGGAGCATCAGGAAATCAAGGCGGCCAAAATGGTGAAGATGGCTACACACCTGGCGGAGATCAAAGTGGCGGAGGAGGTGGAGGCGGAGGTTATAATGGCGGCGCCATAGGAAATTTTCACGGAGGTGATGCTGCTGCCGGCGGAGGTGGTGGAGGTTCCAGTTTTGCAGAAACGGTTGTTAATGGAGATAATGGAGGTAATGCAGGCAATAGTTCAGATCCTTTAAATGCAGGAAATTATGGTAATGCAAACGGACAAGGTGGAGTTTGTTACATAAGATATCCAATATCAAACTAATATGAGCAATATAAAAATTAAAAAAAATGTATTATCTAATGAGTGGATCGTTTCAGAATTAAATAACGATCATAATTATACCTACATAGATGTGCATATAGGTTTTTACAACAATAATTCAAACATAGTTGAATTTAATACATTAAAATTTGGTTGTGAATTATATTTAAACAATACAAAATTGCATTCAAAGAATTATCCACCAGAAAACGTCAATATGTTTAAAACACAATCTGAGTATTTACAAGTTATTAGGTTTAACTGTGAAGCTTCAACAACTTACAAAATAAAAGTGTGGATTGATAATTTTGGTATATATGAAGATAAATTTATTACGTTTACTACGCCTACTATACCTGATTATATAGAAGAATTTAAATTATATCACAACGGTAAATCGCCTGATGATTTGATATAAATATAGTAATATGCCAAATTACGATGCCGGTTCTTTAAATACAAGTAAAAGAGCTACAGTTAAATATAAAGATTTAGATTTAGATTTCGGTCGTAATACGGTTACAAATGATGTAAATAAGTTAACAGACGTTGAAGCTGTTAAAAGAAGTGTAAGAAATTTAATTAATACATCACACTTTGAAAGACCTTTTCATCCTGAAATAGGTTCTAACATAAGAGCGATGTTATTTGAATTAATGACACCATTAACCGCTTTAAATTTACAAAGAAAAGTACACGAGGTGTTACAAAATTTTGAACCGAGAATTAAATTGGTTCAAGTATCAGCAAGACCTGATATTGATAGAAATTCATACGATTTAAGCATTTATTTTTATGTTATTGGTTCTACTGAATTGGTTACAGTACAAACATTTTTAGAAAGACTAAGATAATATGGCAAGTAATAAATTAGAAGTATCAGATTTTGATTTTGATGCTGTCAAAGCCAATTTAAAAACATTTTTACAAAGTCAATCAGAATTTCAAGATTATAATTTTGAAGGCTCTGGTTTTGCCATTCTTTTAGATATACTTGCTTACAATACTCATTATCTAGGTTTCAATGCTAATATGTTAGCAAATGAAATGTACTTAGACAGTGCTGACATAAGAAAAAATATTGTGTCAATTGCTAAAATGTTAAATTACACGCCATCTTCTGTAAGATCGCCAGTGGCCAGTTTAGATATAGAAGTAAATGATGCTACAGGTTCAACTTTAACATTAAATAAAGGAACAGTTTTTACAACAAGTGTAAATGGTGTATCATATCAATATGTAACTAATGAAGATTATACAATTACACCAACAAACGGTGTTTTTCTTTTTTCAGATGTAGAAATTTATGAAGGAACTTTAACAACATTTAGATATACTGTTGATGTAAACGATCCTGATCAAAAATTTATAATTCAAAGTGCAAATGCAGATACCAGAACATTAAAAGTATCGGTACAAACAAGTTCAACAAATACTACAACAAATATTTACTCATTAGCGGGAGGTTACAACAATGTAACAGATACTTCTAAGGTTTATTTTTTACAAGAAATAGAGGATGGTAAATTTGAAGTTTATTTTGGAGATGGAGTATTAGGTGCAGCTTTACAAGATGGTAACATAGTAATATTAGAATACGTTGTTACAAATAGAGATGAGTCAAATGGAGCTTCTTCATTTTCTTTAGCAACAACTATTGGTGGTTTTTCTAATGTAACAATTACCACAAATTCAGCATCACAAGGTGGTTCTGCTGCTGAATCAAAAGAGTCAATTCGTTTTAATGCACCATTAAGTTACTCAGCTCAAAATCGTGCCGTTACAACTTCTGATTATGAAACTTTAGTTAAATCAATTTATCCAAATGCTATATCAGTCAGTGCTTGGGGTGGTGAAGATGATGAAACTCCTGTTTACGGAACAGTTAAAATAGCAATTAAAGCAGCCAGTGGTTCTACATTAACAAATTCTACAAAACAAAATATAATTACAGCTTTAAAACCATATAATGTTGCTTCTGTAAGGCCTGTAATTGTTGATCCTGAAACAACTTCAGTATTAATTACAAGCACAGTTAAATACGATACTAGATTAACTACTAAATCGGCTGATACTTTAAAATCAAATGTACTAACAACACTTACAAACTATAACACAAATACTTTACAACAATTTGACAGTATTTTTAGATATTCTAAAGTTTTAGGTTTAATTGATGATACAGATACAAGTATTGTTTCAAATATAACTACAATTAAAATAAGAAAAACTTTTGAACCTACTTTAAATTCTTCAACAAGATATGACATATATTTTAGAAATAGATTATATAATCCAGTTTCAGGTTATAATGCTGTAAATGGTGGTATTTTAGAATCAACGGGATTTAAAATTAGTGGTGATACTACAAATATATTTTTTTTAGATGATGATGGTGCTGGTAACGTAAGAAGATATAGATTGGTTGGTGGTGCTAGATCATATTCTAATAATACGCAAGGTACAATTAATTATACAACAGGACAAATTACATTAACATCTTTAAATATTACAACTGTTGAAAATATTAGAGGTGTGGTTTCTACAGTAATTGAATTAACAGTTAAACCTAATTCAAATGATATAATTCCAGTAAGAGATCAAATAGTGGAAATTGACGTTGCTAATTCTTTAGTTACAGTTGAACCAGATACTTTTGTAGGAGGTTCATCAGACGCAGGTATAGGTTACTCAACAGCAACTAGCTATTAATTAATATGGCTACATTTAAAGACAAACTTTCAAGTCTTATAGGTTCACAAGTACCTGATTTTGTA